AACTATGACAAATAAAAAAGTACTTGAATTTATTGGAAAATGGAGCGTATGAGATGAATCCATCAAAAAAAGAAATTGAATTTGCTGCGAAGGGATATGCCCATGAAATATGCAACGATGTCGACTACGACTCAAGATTTGATAATTTAAAAGAAGCCTTCATTGCAGGCGCAGAGTACATAATAAAATCCCAACCCCAAATTTCAAAAGATTTTGAAGAATATGAAAAGAAAATCCAGCATTTAGAAGGATGGACGTGGATTGCAAGGGGTGCATGGAAAGCTTGTGAAAGAATGATGCAAGAAAATAAAAACCGCGCTGACAGCTCACACACCTAAAGGCATAGGCTTTCTTTTGAGGTTGTCCCCACTCCTAAAGGTGCTGGAGTATGTCAGTTTTTCTTGTCAAATTCCCAATAATAGCCGCGATAAGGCTTTTTAGTACGGATAGCAACGCCTATATTTGTACTATTAAAGCCTTTGGCTTCAGTAGCTGAATCAAATCTTAAAATCTCATTTCCTGCAATACTTCTAGCTATAATTGGCTTTTTACGAGCTTTTGAAATTTTTTCTCTGAGTTCTGGATTATTTCTATAAGCAGTTAAGACACCTTCTCGTATTCTTTCTTTTCGAGTTTCATAGCTTTTTTGGAACTCTTCGGGAGAAAGTTTATTTTTCTTTTTACGCTTTTGACGAATTTTATCGCATTCTTTGCAAAAAGATTCGTGTCCGTTCCAGCGAGACTTATTTCTACTGAATTCAGATAATGGCTTAATTTTTTTACACTTACTACATTCAAAATGTGGAATTTCATCAATATACTGAATAGGCTTTCTTTGCGATAAGGCTAATTTTTTGGCCTGTTCGGGATGCTTTGTATAATACTCAAGTCTTGCTTTAGAAATTTTCTGTTTGCTTTCTTCAGAGAATTTAAACCCAATAGTTCCTTCTCCACCTATTGTTGCGTTAGTCAAATTATAACCATGTTTTCGATATTTGGCTATCCAGTACATTTCTCGACTGTTCAATTCTTCAGGTTCGACATACTCAATCACTTTTATTTTATACATCTTATTTCGTTCTATAAGAGATTTAATCCAATTAATTTTATGACTAAAGCCTCTAAGATTTGATTTCTTTTTATGCTCATTCGGTCTATCAAGACCTGTTGAAGATAAGCCTATATATCGAACTTCATCGCTATCAGGATCAACTAAAGCATAAATTAAACAATCTTTTTTGGGATATGGTTTTTGTGTTAGTTTAACGCAATTAAACCTGTCATAAACGTATAAATGCTTTCTATGATAAGTTGTCGTAATGAAGTTTTTTTCGTATTTTAGAGAACCTCCAGTGCTTAATCCGTAGTATTTAAAATTGCAAGCTTGATAAATAATTCCTCGATGACCAGCGTGAGGGTCAGCATAAGAAATTATGACATAGTCCTTTAGAAGCTTTAAACACTTCCCAATAAAATAGCTTTCAATGTTTTTAATTGAATATTCATCTGATACCCAAACTCGGGTTAATTCTAATGTTCTTTTCCGATTTTCAATTCCGACAATTCGATCTACGACGTTTTCATAAGGGCATATACCAAAAATGCAAACACCTATTAGCTTTTCGCCATCAAACAATCCATAGGAGAATTTTCTATTGGGAACTTTATGAAGATAATGATATTTCACTACATACTCTGTTGCGAGGTTATTAGTGATAGACTTGACTTGAAAATTCATATTTTTAATAAAACCAGTATACCATATTTTTAATATTTGTCAATTATTTTCTAAATATAACAATGTAAGGTTTTGGTAAATCATACATAAATCTGTATGAAATACCAAAAGTTTGCCTCGATAGGTTTCCCTACCGAGGCTAACCGAAGAATAAAATTCTTAATAATTTCCGCTATTAAGCAGCGTTAACGATATCTTTAATCAAGGTGTTGCGACCGGGAGCTACACAGAGGAGTGCTTGGTCAGACCATAATCGCAATTCGTAACCTGCGCTATTTTCTTGCTCACGGAAGAAGTCGCCTTCATAGCCGGGACGCTTAAAGGTAATATCGCTAGAACCTACGCGTACCCAATCTTCAAGCGACAGCATGTAAGCATAACCCTCTTTAACGTAGATAGAAGACTCAATTTGCATGTCAATGTTGTTCGAGTAGAACATCAAAGAACGTGCACCGTTTTCCATCTTAACTGGAGAGTAGCTAGAATCAAACTTGCGAAGAGCAGCTTGATCGGAGAGCAAATCTGCCCATGTACGAGGGTTAACCAGAACAAGAACTTTGGAGTCTAGACCTTTTTCAATTGCACGAGCTACAGCTTTGTTCAACTTTTGGAAGGAAAGAGCACCAGAACCGGCAGAATACTCGTTACCTTTAAAGAGGTTGTATGTAGAAGTGTCGATATTGAAAAGAGTACCAGAAGTAGTCAAGATCTTGTGGATACCGGGGAACTCATTGCCATAAGCAGAGTTGTGCCAGATAACGTCAGTTGCTACTACGCCAGCAGCTTGAGCATCAGCGTTTACGGTAATTACGCGAGTATCCATGTTAACGGAAACAATTTTGAAACTGCCACGAGAAGTAACACCGTTAGCGCTACGAATTTCAATAGGCATACCAACTGCACCAGCCCAGATTCCGGGAGCCCACTCAGCAGTAGTGATGGTAATAGCGGTAGTAGAAACAGAAGCTACAGTACCATAACCCATTTGTCCATAGAGCATTTCAATTTCAAGTTTCTTGGAAAGAGAATCAAGCATGTTTTTTACGAGATACTTAGTAGCATCCATAAATGCTTGTTTTCCACCTTGAACTGCGCGAGAAGCGGCAGTAAAGCCGAGAACAGAGCGCATAAGAACAGGGTTACCGCGGATTTGAGCGTCTTTTACAGCACCAGCAACAGGAGGTTGAAGGTTGAATGCGTCATCATCAGAAGATGCGAAAGTTACACCATGCTCTTGTTGCAAGATAACTGGTTGGTGGAACAAGTTACCGGGCTGCTTATCTTTTGCCATAAATTTGATGAGGTTAAGAAGTTTAACCCCATCTGGAATAAGTTCTTTCAACTTATCAGCATAAGTTTCTTTGAAAAGACCATTAAGGTTTCCAACTGTATTGTCGGGAGTACCGAATTTATTTGTAGTAGTCATATTCTATTTATTTCCTTTATTTATTAGTTATTTATTATTCTTGAATTTCGTACTTGAGGATAATTGCATCAGCGGCAGCAAGAGCGTTAGCCAAAGTTAGAGCAACTTGGCTTCCTGTAACTGTTCGGTTAGCTGCGGGAATTAGAACAGCACCAACGTTATCGTCAATGTGAATAGCAGCTTTAATTTCTTTAATAGGTTCACCAAGTTTTACTGTGACTACAAGACCTGCTACTGATACTAGTTCCACATCACTTAATTTTACGCAGACTTCTTGCACTTTAAGTTGTGTGCGAAGAACTGCTGAATCTGTTGATTGATAAGACATATTATTTTTATTTCCTTTATATTTTTAGTTTTATTTTTTCATCATTTATTTTTTATTTTCTTTCTTATCTCGGTATTTACGCCCTTATTACGGTAACATAAAATCTACTTAATACTTGACAAATAAAAAATGCAATGATTCTTACGACTTAAGTTGTTAAAATTAGAAGTTTCCAAAAAAATCTTTCATTTTAATTTTCTTAACTTCTTGTTTTTGTTCATCTTTTTGTTCTTGAATAATAGGCTTAGATTCAAGTTTTTTAGACTTAGCAGCAGCCAATTTCTTCTTACGAACTCTTTCAAAGTTCTTTTCGCCAATAAATTTTTCAATAACTTCTTCAGGCATCAATTCAAACATCTGATTAAGGTCTTGTTGCATTTCATCGCGAATAAGGTTGGCTACTTCTTGAGGTTCAAGTTCAATACCATTTTCCAAACCTAAAAGCATCCAATCTGCCATACGTTTTACAACATAAGGAGTTTTAGGTAGATCTGTTCCTTTAAGAGCTTTTTCAAAAAGCATATCGTAACGTTCAAATTCTTTTTGTTGTCTTTCTGCAAGTTCTCGTTTACGACGTTCTTCGTTTTCTCTTTCACGCTCTTCTTTAAGCTGCTTAAGTTCTTCTTCCAAACGTTCTTTTTCGAGAGCTTCTGGAGATTTTTGCGATCTTTCAATTTCTTCTTCAATAATTTCAGCAGCTAGTTTTTTAACGTCCAAACCAACAATATCTGAAGCTAGAGCTTTTTTAGGATTAGAACGCAATTGATTAATAAAATCAGTTACTTCTTTTTCTAATTGACTGTAAGCTTGTGCACGTTTCTGTGCCATCTTGGCAAGTTGAAGCTGACGAACTAAATATTCGTCGTTATCAAGATCTACTTCCTCTTCAAACTCTTCACCATCTACTTTTA